CTGTTGAGCCAGACTGTTCTTCTGACTGTTTTGATGTCTCTTTCGTTTTTGTTTCTGTTTTGCCCATAATCACTTACATCATATTTTCTCACAAACTCTCCCAAACTATTTGTGACCTGATAACACGCCACAACATCACTCACAGCATGATAGCTGAACAGATAGAATGGACACCTAAATGACCTACTAGCCCACTGTCCTGCCTCCATCTTATTCCAATTAAGCATCTCTTTCTCATGTGTCCCAAATGCACATTCTCTGCTTTTAATTTCTGCAACTGCCTTAATCACTCCACCTCTAACAAACATGCCGTCTAGGAATGAATACTGGTCATTGGTGTATACCCAGCTATCACCGGGATGATTACCTAAAACAATATCCACACACTCCTGTTCAGCCTTCTCAATCACGCAAATAAAAAGTCACTCGTCTTCACTGGGACTTGCCCATTCCACGCTGTTGGATTAATGAACCATACTCATTCAAATACGCATCGCTGAACTTGTCGTAATAATCTTTTATTTCCATTTGTGTTTTCTTCTCCTATTCACCCATAAAGCCGTCTCTCTCTCGTCTATGTACTTCTGCAACTTAGCCGCACTAATCTTAGCCTCAGCCTCATCCTCGTGATCGTACAGTGTCTCCTGGGGGAACAATGCACCTCTATCCAACCTAGTCCCAGCAGGTGAATCCATGCCGTGACTGTTCACCCATAACCTCCATGATCCATCATCATTCTGCCTAGCGTAAATCGTCACAATCTATGTCTACCCCAGTCACCTCCTGATACTCCTCCATAACCATCTCCTGCCAATGATAAACATAATCATCAAACTCATCGTCTGGCTCAAAGTTAGTCTGCACTCGTGTCTCCATCCCGGTAGGAGAACAAATAGCCTTCAGCCTAAACCACTTGCCACTACGGTTATTAGTCAGGATAAAATGATGGACTGGAGGTGGAGGTGTCATAATGGCTTTTCATTAAGTTTAGGAAGATTCTTATTGTTCTCCAATATGCTGACAACTTGCCTCTCAAGATCATCAATACTGCCGTCATTATTAACAACATGCTCAAAGTAGTTGTAGTGGTCCAGGTCGGTCTCACTGCTGTGAACATCAACCAAGCCTGTTCCTCTCTCCACACGAATAACAAAGCCACCAGTCTTTCTGACATAATCAGCCTCATTCTTGAACCTGACATCAGTCAAGACCGCAACATCCTCATCCATTGCTAGTAGCTTCTTAGTCATCATGTTGACCCAATAGTCATCACCAAAGTAATGCCGCCTAAACTCAGACCCCCACCACTGCAATATAGTTCTCCAGCGATCTTTGTGGTCCTCCTGCCATTTCTTCGACATTCCAGTAGCCTCAGCCACCTCATGTTTCAACTGATCAGCAATTGCCATCTGTTTAGCTGGGATAGAGTTGTCCCATAACCATCCCACTGCTATGCCGCCTACAGTGTTCTTACCACTACGCTTCTTACCTGATATTCCTATAATCATAGTGCTTATTTAGATGTGTTTGCAGAATCCCCCGTGTGTGAGGCTTTTGATGGGGGTGGGGTGTTGGGATTGGTACCCCCCGATATATGGGTACCCCCATGGTCGTTTTCAGCAGGATGGTCAGGTGGTGGTGGATCAGTGGTGAGTTTGGACTCAGATGCATCTGGTTCCTCCGTTCCAATAACATTTGCAGCGGATACAACATCCGTATTTAAACGAGCAGACTGGAGATGCATGAGCTGATCAGACGTAATAGTTGAATCGATCTTCTGCGTCCTGACATCAACTTTCTTTGAGGTTGCATACTCATCACTGAACCGTGCTCCCAGAAGCTTCATGGCTAAATGACCATCCCCATTAGCTATCCCATCGTTAACAGTTCTCAGAGCAAATGCTTGGTATTCTGTCTCTGCCTGTAGGAGAGAACTCCTAAAGTCAGAGTAGGTATCTAGCCAACTATACAAAGCGGTATTACTGATCCCAACCATTGCTGCTGCTCTATTCACAGGCAGTCCACTCCTCAGATTCTTCAGAAATGACTCAACTCTTTCGGGAGTATAGGTCGTCGGTCTTCCCCCAATCTTACCAGTCCCATTCTTCTCCAATTGCTTCCTCCTAGCATCATAGACACTAGGAGGCATTTGGATTGGTGCACTGTGCAGATCATCGAGATTCTTTCTTCTCTCTGCTACTTCTTCTTCAGTTAATTTCACCACTTTACCAGGCACAGGTGGCTTGGATGTAGACTTCTTTCTTGCTGCTTTCTTTGCTGTCATAATTATTATTTATCTAAATTCACAACTGAGCCTGAGCCATTAACCATTATCTCAGCATACCATTATGCCACTGTAGGAGTGGGCTTGAAGTATCCCAAGCTCAGTTGTTTAAATCATTCTTATCTGTGCAGGTTATCTCCCCGTTTATTGTTGCGATTATCTTCTTTGTCACTGGGGCTATTTAGCTTCTCCCAGTTCTTCATCTTTTGAGCACTGGAAGCTTTCACACTCACCACGCATCCGTTCTCTATTCCATACACTCTTATATCTTCTGTCTCATTATTCATTATTATATGTCTTTCTTGAGGCGTACATACACCTACAATCAATTTTTATTCCCCATCATGGTAGCCACAGCGGGTAATAGACAAACGTGTCTTAGAAAGCATTTTAGCAAACTGTGCTCTCTCATCATCTGTCATCTGTCTTCTCGTCTCAGGTTTAGCCTCCACCTGCTTTGGTTTCTTGTACGGACTAGGTGACTCAATGCCACTAGCCAACTGTCGCAGGTGATGCTCCATAGCCTTCAACTGCTTGTACTGCTCTCGGTCCTGTTTCTTGATCTTGTTGCCAGCAATGTCGTAAATGCCATTCTCCTCAATCTGCCTCATCTGTTCTCTGACTGTGTCCAGTTGCAGCTTGTAGGAGTAGGTTTCTTTGGATGATAGTATTTTCATAGTTATCTAGACTGTAGCTATAGTTGCAATAATAGAGATAATAGAGAGAGTATTAATATATATAGATATATATATACTATTACTACTATTACTATTATTACGAAATAAATGCATCTAAGTTATTGTTTAGTAGTTATTTACCAATGTAGTTTTTATATTTTTCTACAGTGATGTCCTTCTTCTGTTGTAGTTTTTATTTTTTTTTACATGCCAGAAATAGATCATGTAATCGTCATAAACATAGTCCACTGGCATGATGTCATAGTGTCTCTTCATGGTAATTTTCTCTTCTTAATATAACTCTTGGCGAACTCTGAGAACTGTCTGAATTGTTTGTCGTATGCAGGTCTAGTGTCTCTTAGGTTCTGCACCATCCTAGTTGCATTGATTACAGTGCCATGTTCTTTCTTCTTCCACCACTTAGCCACTTTATTACATGTACATCCTGAGTTTCTTGCTATCGACATGCACACGTTCCTGGGCCACACAATCTCCATTGTACGAGTCTTTGACTTGAGTTCCTCTAGTGGTATATCCCAGAACTCACTTGCTGCTTCAGCGAGCAACCTGAGTTCTCGACCACCACTAGGAGGTAATGCGGGATATGACTTCAGTTCAGTTTCCATAGTTCCAGTGCTGGGGATTCGTAGTTTTTATCACTGCCTCTAGTTTTGTAGGTGCTTTTGACTACCACCCACCTATCTCCGTTTCTTTCTAAATCTTTTATCATATTACTAATTATCCACAATTCGTCTTGCTGGCGGCATGGAAAAGATATTGCCACACCACCCATTTCTTTGGCTTCATACTCAGTTATCGCTTGGTTGATTAAACTCATGATTAGGAATGTACTTCTTTGATTCTTGCCAGATCGTTGTAGCTGCACTGAATAGCCTCCATGCCGCTTGTAGCTCAGACGGTGACCATCTTTTCTCAATGACTGGTCTAGGATCTGTAGCACTTATTACCAGACTTATGCAGCTAGGATTTGGCCTCATTGTCTTTCTGTATGCAGCTAACTGCCACACCCATGAATCGTGGAAAGATGGTTTCTTTTCAGCGTTCCAGCGTTGTGTCTTATAGTCGATTAGGCACACACCTCTGACCCCATTAACCTCAGCAATCAGGTCAATTGTCCCTCCATAACCTAGCTTCTTATTCACAACAGTTTTCTCTGCTGCGATCACTCGCTTGAGGTTCTTTTGTGCCCATCTGATATAAGTGTCCAGGTATGGAAATATTTCTGGATCTTCAGCCTCGTTGTAATTGCCTAGATTCCAGTTCTCGATTGCATTGTGTACTCTGGTCCCAAAGCTGAGGATCTCGTTCTTATCCTGCTTGGCATATCCATGCATCCTGTCGATGTAATCTTGTTCATCCTCACCAGGTTTGTATGGATTCTCGATGCATTTACGCACCATCATATCAGCCTTCCATTTGGTTAATTGAGGTTTCTCAATCATTCCCAAAATACCAGACACACTAGGAACAAGATTCTGTTTCCTAGCATGTCTGAGAGTAGTGGGTTTACCATCTGACTGCCGATGACACGCATTGCCATCCATCGTGTACCAATGTTGGCTTGACGATTGCGCGTTAGCTTTCTTAGGCAGTGGGATGATCATTAGAATGGTGAGGACTGGCGTTTCTCGTATGAGGTTTTCATTCTGTCTCGTGTTCCAGCAGGATCATAATTACCTGATGGTTTCACCTCAGTTTGTGATGGCATAATTGATCCAATGTTAGCCCATTTCTTTTCTGGATCTCTTGAATCAGGATTATGCACAATGTTGATTAGCGCAGTTTTGCCAATCAATGATTTAGCCATATCAGGCCCGGTAGGAGTCATGTCTAACTCTACCCCCCAACTGTCTAGGAATGGCTTCAGATGACCATTGTCGCTCAATGTAGCACTAAATGTGCGGTCAATGATGAATGGTCTTCCGTCCTCCATTAGTTTGTCTGATTCAAACATCAGACGCACTTTGGCCTTGGCTTTTGGGTATTGTGGATTGGTAGATGGAACAAGTCTCATTCCACTCTTAGGATCAGCCTCGATGCCATATGCCTCGCCACAATCAATGACATCGACGCACACACAATTCTGTGGGCCTGTTGGTGTCAGTTCATACTCAGTTTTTGTTTCTGCTATTATCATTTGTTTTATTAGTCTTTCTGTTTATTTGTTTATTCCCGTAGGAAATTGTTGCCCCAACCTAGAAAAGCTAAAAACTAGGTTGAGGCTAGCGGTTAGGACGGAAACCAACCAAACCTACCACTAAAATTCATCATCTCGTCTCTCGTCTGCATCAACGCAAAATGGACATTCTTTCACGTCCTGAGTGTCGTTTGTAAACGAACCTCGGCACACGTCGCAATATTCTAGATACTCAGTGTCACTCATCGTACCAAATCACTTTCTTTAATTAGTTTTAGCCAATCCTCAGCTTTTACAGTTATCAGCCAATCGCAATTCTTCTTCTTGTGCGCCACTACCGGGATCTGATGTGGCTTTGCGTCTCTGACTGCCTGATCCATCGCATTTTGGACATTCAACTTCTCCACGAATTTAACTTCATGATGTATTCCTGGCAGACTGGGGCAAATGATGTCAGGTGCTTCTCCACCACCAGCATCTCTGCCAGCATTCTGACATCCTCTAATAGCTTCAAATCCAGCTTCTCTTAATTGATCCCGCCACATACGTTCTCCTCTTGCTCCTTTGTTCCTACTGTTCATTTAAATCTGCCGCTTAGTTCAACCCACGCTTTTGCTGAAACTGCTGGGACAACTCCGTTTCCAAGCAATCTGAGCCTATCAACTCTGTTAACCAATGGATGGGGAGTTGTGTCCACCCCACTGGCACACCCATCAGTTGCTCCACCCAGTCTGGGTTCAACTTCTGTCCCACTGATGACGGGTGCTGCTCCTCCAGATTCCCCACATTGCGATTCACTAGGTTCTCCGTTATTGTCGCAGACATCGCTTTTGATGCTCTTAGTGTTCCCCAATTCTTTTGTCTTTGGGTCAGCGACTGTTCTTGGTTCTTCCCATCTTTTTTGAGCTTCTCCCGGTCGGGAAGGCCACGAATTGCAGGATGATTGCTCAGACATTTCTGACCGTAATTGGCTTTGTTGCTGATCTTCTGTGCCTCCGCTGTCGTTGGGGTTGGCCAATTGTTGACCTCCATGTTGGCTATTCTCCTCAGAATCCTGCCGCCTTTGTCGCACCTCGCAAGTTTCTCCCAGTCTGTGCCTTGATCGTTCACCTCGCTCGCTGTTGGGGTCGGCCATTGCCGGTGGTAAACTGCTCTCGCTAGTTGATCCGTTCGGTTTCTGTCCGTTCCATCCGGGTTGGTTGCGTTGTACATCCACGGATCTGGACTGTCCTTCCAATCCCGTGCTGCTGCTGTCGGCCAATTCTCCGTAGATGAAGACTCGCTTTCTTTGGTGGCTCGCGCCGCACTCAGCCGCGCTGAATATTCCCCACGTTGTTCTGTAACCATCTTCTTCCAAATCGCTGATGACTGTGGAGAGTCCAAGCGAGATGTGTCCTTCGACATTCTCGAAGAACACTCTTCTGGGGCGAATAACTCGAACTGATCGGCGCAGAAACGGCCAGAGGTGTCTTGGGTCTTCTTTGCCGAGTCGTTTTCCTGCTGCTGAGAATGGTTGGCACGGGTACCCGCCAGAGATGATGTCCACCAAGCTACGAAATGGTTCTGCATTGAATGTTTTAAGATTCGTCCAGATAGGTGCTTGATCCAACTCTCCCGCTTCCATCTTTGCCGCCAGGTTCGCGACTGCGAAGGCTTCGATCTCCACATAAACGACTGTTCGGCAAGTTGGGAGAACTCTTCGCAGTCCGAGATCAATGCCTCCATATCCAGCGCAGAAGCTGAGATGATTTGTTTGGGTAGAATCCACATTCATCTGCTCCCCATTGAAAGAACTGGTGGACTTGATTGTCTGTACCATGGCTGAGTTGAGGTCTTTTCCATATTCTCATTCATCCATTTGACTGCCTTAGCCCAGTCTGCTGCTGCCATCTCATCAATTAGCTTTTGGTTATCCTGTTTTCGTTTTCGTCCTTCAGCAAACAGCGTAAAGTCTTCAATCGAGATTCTCCTAAGTTTACCAATCTTATGACTTCTCAGCTTACCAGTCTTGATGTGCCGTCTAATGTTCCTCAAAGACATGTTCAGCTTTTCAGCGACCTCTTGTGCAGATAGATATTCGCTCATGGTAAGATAGTTAATTTTACAGAAATAATTCCAGCGTCAGTATGCGCCAACCTAGAGAATGCCTCTCTCGAAAGATCTATCCCCCGATTCAATCTTTTCGCTGGACCTCGATCATTGATCCTAACGATCACCGACTTTGGGCCTAGATCCACTTTGACTCTTGTTCCAAACGGAACATCCCACATCGCTGCGGTTAATTGACTTGGATCAAACGGTTCTCCACTTGCTGTTGGTTTTCCAGCGCACTCACTGCCATACCAAGATGCTTTTACGGTTGGTTGTTCAGCGTATGGTCTGCTGACCACCCAGCTAAAAACTGCTACGCACGCTATTATTGTAGTTAGTATTTTCATTTCGCTTTTTCAATTAATTCTTCAATCACACTTGTCATGGTTCGGCGAGTTGCTTTCGCCAAATTCGCTAGTTTGTGTCTATGCCATTCTGATAATTTGTAATGACATGAGATCCGCTTTTGTTTCCTCGCTTGTTTTAGTTCGTTGTTCATGTATTGTGTATGTACACCTCGTCTAATAAAAAACAGGCGTATGTACACCTGTTATAAAAAAAATGCATTTATCTATGCACTTTATGTTTAGACTTCAAATTCTTCGGGTTGTCATCTGATTTTTCCCATTCATGATTAGAATAATTAATCCAGGATTCATTGTCTTGTTCAATTGCTTCAAACATTGTGGTTAAAGCTCGTTGGCTTTCCACAGGCATATCTCTAAACACTAACTGATAAAACAGTTTTTGATTTTCGATCTTCAATTTATCGATTTCAGACTGCAACTCAGCGACTGGTTTAGTTTGAGTTCCAATCAATCCATAATAATAACTTTTGTATGCAGTACTTGCATACGTCATGACTATGACTAAGATCATATAAAAAATAAACTTTGTATAAGTTAGATTTTTTTTGCAGACATTTTTATGTTTTTGTTCGTCCTCATGCTGCAAACGCCTAAGTTTTATTTCAGTATCAATTCCCATCCTCTTAATTAATAATTATATTTAATAAGTAAGACATTGACTGTCCCACTACTTTCTTTTCTTCCTCAAATACTTCTCTTGGTCTGGCTTTTTCTTGTCTTGAAAATCTTCAATTAATATTTCCATAAGTTCAGACATCGAAATGTCATTTTGACGCGCAACTTCTCTCAAAACGTCCATGTCTTTCTCGTGTCTCCAGATCGTTAATTGCTTTTTATTGGGATCTCGCTGGTTAGGCATTTTTTTTGCTTTCTAGTACTACAAAAGTGCTTCCCCAGACTGTGGTGCTTATACACCACATGTCAACACATGTGTACATCGCTTATAAGTTAATGCAATGCATTTATCCTAATTGTAATTTATATTTTGGTTTCTCAGTCGCAACATAATGATCGACTAAAATCTGTACTGTGTTGCCCATCATTTCAGCGACAACATGCAATGGAACGTCAGCCTCTAATAACTGACATGCCCACTCCTTCCTCAGCTTATATGCTGTAAATCCAAATTGTTTTAAATATGAATTAATCTTTTTAGTGAATCCATATTCACGGTCATAGTCTGTTCCAGGTAACACATACTCTCCATCTGGATTCAGTCCTAGTAGAAATTGGCGATCTTCCTCACTGAACCCATCAGGATATGGTATCTCTCGTTCTACCTCATTCTTCTTTGGCACAATACGATCATTCACAATGCCATCAGGCAATAAATTACATCTCTTTGCATGTGCCACTTCTATATTTCTCTGGGCTGATATTCTCATTAACTGATAGAATCCAAATATGATCGGGTTTTCATGCTTAACAACTTCTCTAAAATACTTGTCTGCACGAAGATGTCTATCGTCTTGAGGTCGTTTGTATTTTGTCGGTTTGTAATGAATGACTTTTAGATCAGTAAAATTAAATGAGTCAGCAATGTTGTAATACTTCATCATGCTACGCTTAAACAAGCCATACTTAGCTTGGCGCAATGACACATTAAGCTTCTTCTTAATTGCGAGTTTCTGCTCAGGAGTTTTGCCTCGATTGATCTCAGCCTCCATCCACCTCTCGCACAAATCTTTAGTGCACTCATGTGGGTAGTTATCTTCAGTGTGGCCTATGCCGCGCAGAAATCTCCTCATGGCAGTTTTGGCACTACCAATCTGCTTCTCTCCATTGTCTGAATGAGTATCTAGAAGATGAAATATTTGTGACCAATTATGTAACTGCTCAGGCAGAACAAGCCTTGGCGCGTTAGACTGAGGATTGTTAAGCCTCTTAATCTCCTCAATAATGTCTTCAGCAGCATCATATTTGTTGTCTGCTTTTGATTTGAGAAGCTTGTCAATTTTTCGTTGTACATATCTGACACGATACGACCACCAACCTCTCTGAGTTTTTCTCAGTTTTTTTTGTATGGCTCGGTTGCCTGGTATTGGTATTTCCATTTTAGCTTTTTTGGTTTCTCGAACTGGGGTGACTATACACCTGTATGTACACCCGTCAACACCATTTTTGTAAAATAATAAAATTTCTTCATTTATGTTTTACTAAAACTAGTATGAGTTTTAGTAATTCAAAAATAATACACATTTGAAACTCCCCACAAACTCACCACACAAATGCGACACCGCCTGACATTTACTGTCATCTAGTGTCACTCTAGTTTGTCGCTTATGGAGGATCAGATGATCCGTTTTATTATTGTTTTATTGGGAAAATAAGAAGATTTCTTAGAAGAAAGTAGTGGTGGCTGGACCCGGAATCGAACCGGGGACACACGGATTTTCAATCCTAAACCACATAGCTTTTTTTCTAGGAAAAAGATTTATTTTCCGTTTACTTGCTGAAACTCACCACAAACTCACCACACTTTAACCAAATCATTTCAATAGATGCCATGCGTCTCTGTATTTCTCATAGTTTGCATTGGCGCGGGAGGTTAACCCGTCTGGATAGAATGTTAGGTTCTTGGTCTGCGCTGCATCAGCAGGTAGGACGTAAGTAGCATGGTGGTGATGCAGGTAGCAAATCAAAAAATCGTACAATTTAGGATCAGAGGCACATTTAACGTCTTGTCCACTCGCGTTTGTTCTAGGAACAAATTTTGTTTTTATTTGTACTCGGCTGAGTTTGCCACCCCAGGAGCAAATAAAATCTACCCCGGCAGTAGCTTTGTTTGCCGCCCAGAAGATTTCAAAGCCAAGCTCAACTAGCCTCGCGGCTACCAGTAGCTCGCCCACTGCGCCCACTCTTGATTTTTGCCATCGATCCATAGATGTAGGCATTGGCCCGATCTCCCGTTAATCCGCGCTTCTTGGCGGCTCGTTTCAATTTGTTATGGATTTTCTTTGGCATCTTAATTTTACGGAGTATCTGCTATCCAGTCGTGCAGATCTTGATCCATCTCAGGATGATTAATAGAAACCCATATTTGGAGAGGCGTTCTGACCTCCCCAGAAAATTCCTCGTATGCTTTGGCTAATTCTCGTAATTCGCCTAGCGTTTTTTTGTTCGGCATCTCTAGGTTTAGTTGAGGTAGAATTGCTTTTAATTCAAAATCATGAGTAAAAGCTTTTATTGGAACCTCGACTTTTTCTAGGTCAGCCAAAGCTTCTTCTTCTGTTTTGACGAACTTGCCGTAATCTTTAATTTCTTCTTCTCCCGTAGGTGTATCAGCTATCTCAGCAAGCTTTTCAGCTTTACGCACCTCTGGATCGTCCGATTTGGTTCGATTAGCTGTTAATCGCTTGAGGATCTCGTCTGAGCTACTTTTCTCATCCTCCGGTGTCAGTACACCAATTATATTCTTTTTATCGATCCTACGTTGAACTGGGGCCAAGTTTTTTGGCAGTTTGTCCAACGAAAGCATATTCTCTACATCAGCGAGGTGTTTAACTAAAACATCATCGAGAATCGACTTATCGAGTTTCTTTAGTTCTGCCTCGGTGTATTTTTCTTGTACGTTGGCTTTGATCTCGCCGAGGAGATTGGCGGCTTCAGTTAATCGGGGAAACATCCTGGCGATGAAATCATTACGCTTGGGTGCTGGGGCTAAAACAAATTGATCAGCGTCATATTCATTCACGCTTTCCGCTAGAGGTTGTTTAAATCGATCACTGTCAGTGTATCGTTTAACCGTAGTAACTTCCTCCACAACTGGCGCAGATTCTCTCTGCGATAGTTCCATCAATCGTTGGCCGCCTTTCTTTCTCATGGTTTGCTAAATTGTTTAAGTATTTCCATCGCCCGGTCTTTGCGTTGAACTTTCTTCTTAGCCGGGATCTTAATGATTTTATCTACTTCTAATTTTGCCGCTTCTTTTAACCGATTTGGGGAAGTAAAGCGGCGGCTTAATGTGAATACGGATCTTTGGTTTTCTGGCACATCAAGTATATCACTAATGTGAGGAGGATTTTCAAATAATCCTAATCCTCGTCCTTTTAACATTGTGTCATAACTAGAATGCGGAACAGTACCTAGTTCGCTTGCCTCATAAACTTTACCTCCGTCAAATTCAATTGCTCCGACTATTGATCCAGTTGGCAAATCCGCTAGTGCTGGATCAGTAGTATCTTTAATGATTTGGTGGTAATCAAAAAATCCTCGTTTTCTTGGGTCACCGATTGGCGAATGAGGTTTATTAACTAAACCAAATTGACCAAAGAAATTTCCACGAGTATCCCAATCCCAAAACGTATAAAGACTTTCTAATTCTTTTAGATTCTTAACTGACTTTTTCAATCCCGCACGTTTACTTGCCGCCCGGAGCATCTTGTTCATGTCGGTCTTGGTAATGTTCTTTTCCCGCGCTTTCAACTCCTCAACAAATATACGCCCCATGCTTGGGTTCTTAGCATGATTGTCATCACGCTGAATCATTATTAACGCACGGTTCTTACCACTATTATTAACGTAGTTACCTATCTTCTTTGCCGCATTGCGGGTTGATGCCCAAACCGCTTTGCCATCACGATAAGAAAATCCTGGACCTCCATGAATCGGAATCCTAACTCCTGATCCTGGTACTTCATAAACCATATCTGCCATCCGGTCTGATAACATAATAAACGGATCAGAATCAGCAACTTGGGAAAGCGGGATTCTAGGTGCTGTCCCAGGCATGAACCGAACACCGTCAAGCGCACCCGGTTTAATCTTAACAGACTCAGAAATAATTGACGGTTCAACCGTGTCGAACTTTTCGACCCCCGGCATAAACCTAACCTG